AGTTGGACGACAGGCGGGTACAATTACAAATCCTGTCTCACAGTTTACAGTAGGCACGGCAGTTGCCGCAGGTGCCGTAATTGCCACAGAGGCCATAGCAAGAGGTACGGCCGACAACAATAATCAGGCTAACAACACGGTAATAGTAAATCCAATACCTGACACTAATACTTTTCTGACTGCTGACGAATCATTTAAATTAGTTTCTAATGACACTGCCATTAGAGATGAGATTGCCGCAGGAATATACTACAAAGATATTGGATCACGTAAATCTTTAACAGTTGCAGAGTCTGATGTAGAATATGAAGGATCCTCGGACAGCGTAAAAACTGTATACACCAATAAAGTAATTACAGACATCAGGAAACTTGTTACTGAAGGATATATCACAATAAGCAGACAGACACTGAATGTTGAAATAGCAACAGAGAAGGCATCATTATAATGACTGAACTTTATTCAAATCTACCACCTAAGGAAAAAGATCAACTAGATAAGACTATTGAAAAGTTAACAACGACCAATTATCAGCAGGACTATTCATTCAATGTAGGCGAGTATGATTCCACTGTTGCGTTTTTTGTAAAACGAGGTTTTAGTAGAGTATCGGCCGAATCAACTGCATACGCTATACTTTCCCAGGCAAAGATAGACAACATAAAGCCTCAGCAGATTCTTGATCAGTTGACCTACGCAAATCCGGCTTTGTTGTCGGAACTAATCACAATAATTTTAAATGCCAACAGGTACAAGTCTAGCAGGTTGGGTGTAAGAAAAACACTAACAACAAAAGAGACAGTATCTAGAAACATAATAGACTAATGCTTCCACGATTTGCACGGGGGAAGTTCTTACCTAAGAACAAAGCAAAGTATGTTGGTACGAAAACACCAACATACAGATCAAGTTGGGAACATGCCTTTATGAGATTGTGTGATGAACATCCTAATGTATATCAGTGGGCAAGTGAATCTATAAAGATTCCTTACAGGCATCCTTTCACTGGCAAGTACACTGTGTACGTTCCTGATTTTTTCATAATTTACCAAGATAAGAATGGAAAGAAACATGCCGAGATGGTTGAAGTCAAACCTGCATCACAGACCACTATGGAGTACGCCGGAAAGAGTGTGGCTAAAAAGAAACAAGTTATCATAAACATGGCCAAGTGGGAGGCGGCAAGTGCTTACGCCAAACAAAGAAAGATAAAATTTAGGGTAGTATCAGAAGAACAGTTGTTCCACAACGGCAAACGTAAGTAAATACGAATATGACAAAAAAGTTAGAAGATATACTTAATTTACCAAATGTAAAAGAAGCATTTAAAGAAGTAGATAAAAAGGAAAAAGACAAAAAGATTAAGGAAGCTAACGGCCATAACCCATCCTCTAAAAATTTAGATCCTAAAACACAGGCCAATCTACAGAAAAGTTATGCCGAATTTGACAAGATTGCCGCCGCCTTGCCACAGGTAAAAGGACTCGGAGAACTGTCAGATCTCGAATTAGACAAGCTGGCTGTAGAAGCTGAGGAAAGCTACAAGAATCTAATGGATCTTGGTATGAACGTTGACTCCAGATACTCAGGGCGTATATTTGAGGTCGCAGGCAACTTCCTAAGAAACGCCATAGATGCAAAGGCCGGTAAGATAGACAAAAAGCTGAAAATGGTTGAACTACAACTTAAAAAGCAGAAGATAGACCAGGGAAATAAAGATGGCGGGCCAATAGAAGAAAGCGATGGATTTGTAATAAGTGACCGTAATGAATTAATGAAGAAACTACTTAAAAAAGACTAAATATTGCATATGAGCACGTTTAAGGACTATCTAACAGAAGCAGTAAAGTCATATGACTACAAAATTAAGGTGGCTGGAGACCTTGATAAGGATTTTGCATCAAAGTTAGAATCAGCACTTGCTAAATTTGAAGTTTCAAAAATGTCAGCAGGCAAAAAAACGCCAATCATGACACTACCATTAGATTTTCCTGCCCTAAGCAACGAGCAAGTAACAATATTTGATGTTACAACAAACTACCCAGAAGCGCCAAGAGTCATGCATGAATATCTTTCAGACATTCTAAGAGTGCCAGCAACGCACATTGTTGTAAGAAAGCCAGGAGAGCCTACAGAACAGTATCAAACCGACATGGATATGGCTAAAAAATCAGATTACAGAACAAAATTACAAGACATAGAATATTCAGAACATGCTAAAATAAAACCAGAAGATTTTCATTCAAAAGAAGCAAACATGAGTTTATTAAAAGAATTATTAAAAGACAGGGCAGACAGTAAAGACCAACCAAAAGAAAAATCAAACATAATGCCAAACGAAGACGACAAAACAGCAGGATCTCCAATCAGCACAGGTCCTGGACCAGTAAAAGGAAATCCGCATCCAGCAACCCTGCAAGGATTCAAACAGTAAAGGAAAAACAGTTATGGAAATGATAGACGTACTAAAAAAATTACAGGAAATTGCAGAAACTAATCCTGAAGTAGTAAAAGATGCTGTAGAAAACGTTCAAAAAACAAATCCAACTGAGGCGATGAATCCTAAACAACAGGCGGCGATTGCAATAGCAAAAAAAGAAAAAATGAAAGAAGGTCGCATGAAAGACTACTTACATAGCGAAGCGGAAAAAATGTCAAGAGAAGAATTTCTTAAAAAACACGGCGAAAGTTTAAGAGGATTTTACAATTCCATCATGGGGTCGGAAGATGACGAGGACGATGGAAACAACGAGGGAAAAATGATGAAAAAAAATACGATGAAGGAAGACATGCACATAACAACTGATTCTCCAGAAGAAGCAGGAATGTTAATGCAGATCCTTAAAATGGCAGGCCTAAGACCTGTTGATGCTAAAATGATGGGCATGGAACCACCGCATGGATCTGATATGGATCCAGGTGCTATGAACAAGCAAATGGATACTCCTAGTGACGACGATGCTATGGGCACTATGCAAATGGCCAAAATGAGAGACATGATGAAAGCGCCTGAAGAAGAAAAAGCGGCAGAGACATTTGCCAACGAACCTGAAGAGAAGGTTCAGGACGTTGATAGTCTTGTTAACAAACACTCAGGTGGCTTGAACAGACAAAAAAGTTCATTCACTAGGGCGGAGCCAGGTGACAATCCAATGACTGCTGAAGATAAGATTACCGAAGAAGAATTGAGAAACAGTCTGAGAACACAGTATGAAAGTTTCAAAGAGACATATCAAAAAGCGGCTGAAACAAAAGCAAAGCCGGACTTCTTAGATATGGACAAAGACGGCGACAAGACAGAACCAATGAAAAAAGCCGTTAAAGACAAAGAAGAAAAAGAAGCAAAGTAATACTTTTCTAAGTAACATTACAGCGTTAAATACTACACTATGGCGTATGTATCATTAGATAGCGACCAAATTAAAAAGGCGCATAAGAAACACAAATACACCAAGGAACAAGTTGACCACCTTGAAAAGTGTATGGATGAGGTCAGTGGTCCATTGTATTTCATGAAGCAGTTCATGAAAATTCAACATCCAACAAAAGGTGAAATGAAATTCAAACCTTTCCCCTATCAAGAAAGATTAATTGAAGCATACAACAAACATAGATTCAGCATCTCTATGTTACCAAGACAGACAGGAAAGACAACCTGTGCTTCGGGATATCTAATATGGTACGCCATGTTCAAACCAGATTCACAAATACTAATCGCCGCCCACAAATACGCAGGTGCCTCTGACATAATGTCAAGGGTACGTTATGCCTATGAAATGTTACCAAGTTGGATTAAAGCAGGTGTGACACAGTACAACAGGAACAGCATTGAATTTGACAATGGATCAAAGATAATGGCAACCACTACAACTGAAAATACAGGACGAGGTATGTCACTTACACTGATATACTGCGATGAGTTTGCGTTTGTACAACCACCAGAAAAAGCCAGAGAATTCTGGACTTCACTATCTCCAACGTTGAGTACGGGAGGTAAATGCTTGATTACTTCTACTCCAAACAGTGACGAAGATCAATTTGCTATGATTTGGAAAGAAGCAAATAAAAGATTTGACGAGTATGGCAATGACAAAATTGTAGGAACCAACGGTTTCTATGCCATGAAAGCACACTGGAGTGAACATCCTGACAGAGACGAGACATGGGCAGAGACCGAAAAATCTAGAATAGGGGAAGAACGATTTAGAAGGGAACACGAATGTGAGTTCTTAATTTTTGATGAAACATTAATATCAAGTGTTGTGTTGGCCGACATGGAAGGCGTAACACCTATAGAGAATACAGGACAGGTGCGTTGGTTCAAGCGTCCAACACCGGGAAACACTTATCTAACAAGTTTAGATCCAAGCATGGGGACAGGAGGAGACTACGCCGCTATACAAGTTTTTGAATTACCAACATTTGAACAAGTTGCAGAATGGCATCATAATCAAACGCCAATGAACCAACAGGTGAGAATACTACAAGGAATCAACAAACACATACACGATACAATTATGGAAAAAGATTCCTCTGCCACTCCTCAGATCTTTTATTCGATGGAAAATAATTCAATAGGTGAAGCGGCACTTATGAGGGTAATGGACATAGGTGAAGAAAATATAATGGGAATGTTTCTTTCAGAACCTATCAGGAAAGGACACAGACGTAAGTTCAGGAGAGGCTTTAATACAACTGCAAAACACAAGATAGATGCATGTACAAAATTCAAAGAATTAGTTGAGAACGATAAGATGAAAATAAATTCAAAACTTTTAATTACAGAGCTTAAGGACTTTGTAGCATCGGGCATGAGTTACAATGCTAAAGCTGGACAGCACGATGACCTAGTAAGTGCATGTTTGCTAATGACACGTATGATGAAAGTTCTAGCTGATTTTGACCCTAAAATATTCGAAAAATGGACGGACAGGACCAGTCAGATTACTCCAATGCCGATCTTTGGATCGTTTACAGGTTAATAAATACACTATATGAACCCTAAAAATTCACAAGATCTGTTCAACAAGATAAGATCACAGTTTTCAAACATTAGACTAGGAGACGAAAATGGTGCGGCAACGGCTGACCCTGGTAGTGCTGTATTTTTTGAGTTCGAATTCCAGGAAGATGCAGATACTTTTGGTTCTGTAAGCATCAGTCTTGCAGACGGCGAGAACATGAAAGTTTACTACAACAGAGATCTCGTGAACAAGATAGATGAGGACAGCAAGGATGAGTGGTATGCATTCCTTAAAGAGCTTAAAGACTTTGCGGTAGAGCATCAATTACGTTTTGATGTCAGAGATATCACTAAAAACAACCTTACGAAGCAGGATTATGAAAATCTTGCAGATACGAACAAAACGGTAAATACTGACGAGATGTCAGAAGAACTAGCAAGAATCACTAAACTAGCAGGTATGACCGAAGGCCTAACAGGCACAAAAAAACGATCATACGAGAACCTAGACAAAACAAGATTAATAATCAGACATTCGGGCTCAGTAGACGAAACAGTGCCAGGTGCAAGATCAAGACAGATACAATCTCTATACATCGAAAATGAGGATGGTGAGAGATTCAAGTATCCGATGACACACCTAGCCGGTGCCAGAGCAATGACAAGGCACGTGGCGAACGGTGGAAGACCACATGATGAATTCGGCGAACACATTATAAAGACTTCAGAAGACATAGCAAAATTAAACTCTTTCTCGAGATATGTTTCCAACAAGGATCAACTCAACGACAACGCAGGTAACATCATAGAACAAACAAAACTTAAATTAGAAAGTTTGAGAGAATACATGAGAAACCTGTCTAAACAATCTCATTACGAGAACGCAAGTAAAGATTTCAAAACAGCAGAAGAAGTTGTGCTGGATGATGAGACTGCTAATTCATACAAAGACAAGTTTACAATGAAAAACTTTGACAGCAGAGTTGAAGAAGCATTACCATTAATCCATAAGATTATGAGTGAACTAGAAAATGCACCTAAGGCAAAATTTGATCAGTATGGTGCAATGGTAAGTATGCCTGAGCCAACTGATAAAATGGTTGACCTTAATAGTAAAATGAAACAAACAACACTAACTGATCACCTTGCCAAAGCGGCAAACGTGGACAGAACAAAAGTGTATTTTGATGATGTGGATTTAGTTTGGGGAAGTAAAACAGTCAAACAGGGAGCCTTGATTGACAAGGAATATACTTTCGCAGATGCAGTAGATGAACTTAAATCATTTGCTGATGCTAATCCAAAAGCGGAAGGCCAGGTCAACGAACTAGAACCAGATGCAGAGCCAATCGATGCACCAATCGAACCACCGGTAGATCACGCACCAATCGTGCAAAGTTTTCTTACAGATCCTGACAAAAAATTAGTTTTAAGAAAAGATGATAGTGCGGATAAAATGCTGACAGTGACAAAATTCAAAGACAAAAACACAATGTTGAGTTCAATACTTTCGGACATAGCGTCAAGGTTGCTTACAAAGTCAGGTGAAGAAGACCGGGTGGCTAACTTTGCTTCGAGAGTGGCAGATGAGATGGAACAGGAAAAATCTGCAACGTTCAAACCAACACCAGACTACATGAAGAACAAAAAGATTGCAATACAGTTGGCAAAGAGATACATCGACGACTACAAGAAAATACAGAAGGATCCAGGATACGAGAAAGAAGTACGGATGGAGCCAGGAGCATTCGCACCGAAGAAAGATCTAAAAGGCAAGGCTAAAGAACAAGAAGCGTTCGAAGGTTGGGTAGATTCAGTTGGTGAGGCTACAATCAAGCCATACGTGTCGATGTACAGAGACGACAAAGATGGCAAGATGATATACGATGTTTTAGACAAGGACAGCAAGTCAGCTTTCAAATCAAAAGATCTTGATGCGGCACAGGAATACCTAAGTAAAAATTATAACAAGTTAAGAGAAGTTGAACATCAAGCTAAGGATCCAGAATTGGAAAAAAAAGACAAAGAGAATTCTATGAAACTAGATGTCACTAAAGCAGACAAGGCAATGAACACACTTGCTTTCAAAAGAATGCAGGCAGGTGACGATAGATATGTTGACAAAACTGATGAACAAATGAGTGACAAGGCCATCGACAAGTTTCACAAAGAGCTAGACAATGTTGTGCATAAACACATTGGACACAGCTCCGACGAGAAAAAAGAAAAAGAAGAAATGAAAAAAGAAGGCAATGAATTCGCACTTGCAGTAAGAAAAGCAAAGGCGGCGGGCATGAAAGCGGGTGACAAGTTTAAAGTTGGTGACAAAGAATACACACTCAAAGATGCCATCGAACTGGCAGGCTTACAATTAGAAGAGTTCTTCTCAGAAGAAGAGATTGCATACGACAATCAGATCGATCGTATCAAAAACCTAGCATTTTACCAATAAAAAAAATACTTTAACAAAAAAACACATTTAAATATCCTACATATGTTGGATGATATTGAATGGTTGCATGTTGAACCCACCACTAGATGCAATGCCTGGTGCTCGTCATGTCAGCGTAACAACAACGGTTACGGCTTGACCAATTTTACATTAGAAGATCTTTCAACAAAGCGTTTACACGATGTAATAGAATCTTTACCTAAATTAAAAACTGTACAATTTTCAGGTAATCTCGGTGACCCGTGTGCCAGTAAGATTATTGACAAGCAGTTGGAAGTAATACTTGATCAACACCTAATTTTACAACTACACACAAACGGCAGTCTACGTTCCAAGTATTGGTGGAAAAGACTCGCTGATACGTTTGGAGAATCTTTAACTGTGTGGTTTGCCATAGATGGCTTACAAGACACACATCACATTTACAGGCAAGGAACAAACTGGAACAAAGTAATCGAAAACGCCAAGTCTTTTATAGACGAGGGAGGTAACGCGGTATGGCAGTTTGTACCTTTTGCTCACAACGAACATCAAATAAAATCATGCATACAACTTTCACAAAAACTAGGTTTCAAAAGATTTGAGTTTGTAAAGAATGCTAGATATACAGAAACATCGTTCCATTATAGAACTGGAAAACCCATAGATATAAGGCCGTGGAGTAAACACACAACACAATGGAAAAGGAAAGGACAAATACTTAACAAAAACACCAGTAAAAATAAAATACATCAAGTCAAAAGAAAAAACTGTATGCACTTGGCATTTAAAAGCATTTTCCTAAATGCTTCGGGAGTAATTACACCTTGTTGTTATTTTGGCAATACACCATTACACAGTGTTGACATCGCAGAATCTATATCATCTAATAATTTTTTGCCAACGTGTGTTAAATCTTGTGGTTCTAATTAGAAAATTACCAATAATAGTAGTAGACATTAGATAAATATAGTTGTATATTATGTACTATATGTCTGATATACATTTAGGCACAAACAACATAGGCACAATAAAAGGAGGCTTACATTATGGCATCATTGGCTGAAATAAGAGCGAAATTAAAATCTCAAGAAGTGAATCGCTCCACTTCATCAACAGGCGGCGACAACGCCATCTACCCACACTGGAACATATCAGAAGGCTCAGAAGCGGTAATTAGATTCTTACCTGACAAAGACACTAACAACACTTTTTTCTGGACTGAAAGAAACATGATCAAACTACCTTTCGCAGGTATCAAGGGTCAGACTGATTCAAGACCAGTAACGGTACAGGTCCCTTGCATGGAGATGTATGGTAAAACTTGTCCAGTGCTAACAGAAGTTAGACCATGGTTCAAAGACAAGAGCATGGAAGACATGGGAAGAAAATATTGGAAAAAGAAAAGTTATATTTTCCAAGGTTTTGTTACAACAAATCCGTTGGCAGAGGACACAACACCTGAGAATCCAATCAGAAGATTTATAATTGGACCTCAGATCTTTAACATCATTAGAAGTGCATTAATGGATCCAGAGATGGAGGAAATGCCAACTGATTACGTTAAAGGTGTTGATTTTAGAATTACTAAAACAACTAAAGGTGGATACGCTGACTACTCAACATCAAAATGGTCAAGAAGAGAAAGGGCTCTTGAAGAATCGGAGAGAGCCGCGATTGAAAAACATGGCTTGTTCAATCTAAATGACTTCAGACCAAAAGAACCATCTGAAGCAGAAGTAAAAATAATCAAGGAATTGTTTGAAAAATCTGTGGAAGGTGAGGCTTACGATCTCGAGCAGTACGGACAATACTTCAGGCCAGCTGGCGTGGCTTATCAAGGTAAACCACAGGTGGCTGTACCAACAGCATCGGCTCCAGCGGCAACAGTAACAGAAGCGGCACAAACTGCGGCACCTGTTACGGAATCTGCACCAGCACCACAACCAGCGGCGGCTACGGCTCCTACAGGAGACAGTGCGAAAAGAGCAGAAGACATCTTGAAGTTGATTAGATCAAGACAAGCAAAATAATCTGACATTTACCAAGGCCCTAGCATTGACGTTAGGGCCTAGGTATGCTAATATAGATTACAAGGATATAAATTATGACTAAAGTATTTGACGCAACAAAGTTTAGAAAAAGTATTACCAAATCAATCCAGGGTCTGGGCATAGGGTTTAGTGATCCAACTGACTGGATATCAACAGGAAATTATGCATTGAACTATTTGATGACAAGTGATTTCAACAAAGGTATTCCGTTAGGCAAAGTCACTGTACTTGCAGGAGAATCAGGTGCAGGAAAGTCTTACATAGCATCAGGAAACATTATAAAAAATGCTCAGGACCAAGGTATATTTGTTATTCTCATTGATACGGAAAACGCATTAGATGAACAGTGGCTACAAGCCCTTAATGTCAACACTTCCGAAGATAAACTAATGAAATTAAGTATGTCCATGGTCGATGACGTGGCTAAAACCGTTTCAGAGTTCATGAAAGGTTACAAAGATCAACACGCCGATAACAAAGAAGGAGCACCTAAAGTATTATTTGTTATAGACAGCTTAGGTATGTTACTAACGCCAACTGACGTAAACCAGTTCGAAGCAGGTGAGATGAAAGGTGACTTAGGGAGAAAACCTAAGGCTTTGACCGCACTTGTAAGAAACTGTGTAAACATGTTTGGCAGTTGGAATGTGGGACTCATAGCAACCAACCACACTTATGCATCACAAGACATGTTCGATCCGGATGACAAGATATCAGGAGGACAAGGATTTATATATGCCTCAAGTATTGTTGTTGCAATGAAGAAACTAAAATTAAAAGAAGACGAAAAAGGCAACAAAGTTTCAGATGTAAGGGGAATAAGAGCCGCTTGTAAAGTTATGAAGACAAGATATGCTAAACCATTTGAAGGTGTGCAGGTAAAGATTCCATATGACACAGGTATGGATCCATACAGTGGATTAGTGGACTTGTTTGAGAAAAAGGGCTTACTTGTACAGACAGGAAACAGATTGAAGTATGTAGATGCAAAAGGTAAAGAGCACATAGAGTTTCGAAAAGCATGGACAGGAGATAAATTAGATATGATAATGTCCGATTTTCAAGAAGTGGCCCATGTTGAACAAGCTGAGGAATACGAATAATAATGATTGACTTCACGCACGAAGACATCGAAAGATTATGGGACTCTGTTGTACATTATGTGCCAGAGAGACAAAAACTAGACATGGCCATCGACTTCATTAAAAGTTTAGAAGACATTGGTGTCGACATCGACGAAATAAAAGCGTCTGCTGAATACGATCCAAAACTAGAAGAAGCGATTTCCACAGTGTTCGAGGAAGATGAAGAGTCAGACGGATACGGGGAAGATGATTAATTGGTACAACGAAGTAAGCAGGAATCTAGATAAGATACCAGACTGTATCGCTTACTTTGACAAAGAATTATTAGAAGCAAGAAAACAATGTAAAATTTATGGCAACCTTGAAAGAGCCAGTGCCGCACTGCCAGGTATAGTAGAGGAGAGATTCAGCCAATTGCAACAGCTAGAAGCAATCTTAGAATATTTAAACATAGAATTAAGAAGACTAAGATCGAAAACTTTTAGAAAATATCTTGAAAACTACAACAGAGCATTATCTAGCAGAGATGCAGAGAAGTATGTAGACGGTGAAAATGATGTTGTTGACATGGATAAAATTATCAACGACTTTGCACTTATAAGGAATCAATGGTTAGGCATCACCAAAGGACTCGATCAAAAACAATGGCAAATAACAAACATTGTGAAGTTGAGGGTGGCGGGTATGGAAGATGCCGACATCAAATAGAATAATCCTTACAGACGTAGACGGCGTCCTTCTCGAATGGGAAAGGCATTTCACTGATTGGATGTTACAACGTTCATACTATAATAACAATGAAGAAAAAATATATCCTTACAAACTTTTGCCTAATAAACAAAACACATACGAAATGGCTGAAAGATTTGGACTTACCATACCTGAAATTAGGAAAGAAATAAGAGAGTTCAATAAAAGTGCCTGGATGGCAACACAATGTCCGATTGAAGACTCGCAGACATGGGTAAAACTATTAGCGGCAGAAGGTTGGACATTCATACCAATTACTTCTCAAACATCTGACATACCTGCACAGAAAGTAAGGAAAAAAAGATTAGGAGAATTATTTGGTGAGCATATTTTTAAAAATTATCATATTTTGGACACCGGAGCAGATAAGGATTCCGCCTTGGCTGAATTTCATAATACCGGGCTGTACTGGGTTGAAGACAAGCCAAAAAACGCACTAGCAGGGCTCAAATACGGATTAAAGCCTATATTAATTGACCATGCGTACAACCGAGACTTTGTTCATCCTGATATTATACGTGTAAATAATTGGAAACAAATACACGAATTATTATCTAGATGAAAATTTACGTTGGTTGGGACTCAAGAGAAGATATAGCATATCAAGTGTGCGAACACTCTATTACACGCAGAGATCCATCGGCAGAAGTAATTGCTCTAAAACAAAATGACATGAGAGCACAGGGCATTTATACACGTGAAAAAGATAAATTAGCCTCAACTGAATTTACATTCACAAGATTTTTTGTACCATATTTGAATGACTTCAAAGGGTGGGCAGTTTTCTGTGACTGTGATTTCCTTTGGAAAATTCCAAGTCATATGCTAATAAAATACATGGACCCAAGCAAGGCTGTTGTGTGTGTACAACACGATTACACTCCAAAAGAAACAACAAAAATGGATGGACAGGTACAGACTGTATATCCGAGGAAAAATTGGAGTAGCATGGTGCTTTGGAATTGTGAACATCCAAAAAACAAAATACTTACACCAGAATTCCTAAACCAGCAGACACCAAAATTTCTACACAGGTTTTCATGGTTAGAGGATAGCGACATCGGGTCACTACCACATCATTACAACTGGTTGGTGGGTTGGTATAGAGAACCGGAAAACGGTTCACCGAAGATACTCCACTACACTGAGGGTGGACCATGGTTCGATGGATACAGGCACTGTGAATATTCAGATGATTGGAAAAAAGAAGCAATCAATCTTTTCAGTGCATAATGAACTGGGACAAACTAAAACCACAAAATTATCATACAGAACCAGTAGAACACATACTGGCAACCAACATCATTAATCTAAACGATTATGATAAATTGTATGAAAACCAAAATAACACACAACATCATACATGGAAAGAGTTTTGTGATCAGTACAAAACTAAGGCAAGGCTACATGAAAATTTTGATACTATTGACTATGATCCAGATGTCATTTGTCTTTGGTTTTTCAAAGAAAGAAATGATGGCACTGCCGCCTACGTGCATCTTGCCGGTAAGCAGATAAAATACAACCCTAATGTGTTTTTATTGACAAGATCAAAGTCAATAAAATTTTTCAACACTACAAGAAAATACATCAGACATCCATTGTTTCAACTACACATGGAGGTCAATACCTACAACAATATTGTAAAAAAATTTCAAAAATAGATCTTATCGATCTGTC